CATTTCGGCAGAATCCGGAAACCGGCATGGGAAACTTCAGGCTTTATATAACCCCAATAGACTTAATAAAACCGGAAGAACTTCCGGAAAAATGGGGATTAATAGAAGTAAATGGGAAGGGGAAATGTAAAATTGTAAAATTCGCAGAAAGACAAGAAAAGAATATTGAGCATGAGCTAGTAGTATTAAAATCTGTTATTCGTAGAGTAGGGGAATCTTCCCCAGTCATAAAAATCAGAAATTACAAAAAACATTTGAACTGAAAGTGAGGTAGAAATGATACATTTATTATCTTTTGCATTTGGCATTATGGTTGGATTTTTATTATTTGCAGTTATAGATAATAAAAATTCGATATTAGTAAGATTAGAAAATGCCAAAATAGAAAATTATAACTTGAAAAAAACATAAAGGAAAAAGAAGATTATATCAATGCACTAATTGATTCCTATTGCGAACAGGGGGTAATGGATGATCCAAGATAGATTTAAATATAGAGCTTGGAATAAAAAAAGAAAGCGAATGTATGAAGTTCTGCATTTGCACACAGGTACTTATGATAATGGTGGGGATTGGGCAACTGTAAAAGGGTTTAATATAATAACTCAACAAGATATTCACATACAAGTTCAACCTAAAGATTGTATTTTAATGCAATGTACCGGAAGATGCGATGATAAAAAACAATTGATATATGAAGATGATATTGTAAATGGTCATTGTGGAGTGTATTGGGGGAAGATGCTTGTTATTTGGGATGAAATATCTGCAGCGTTTTGTTTCAAAAGGTTGGAGAAAAAAGGAAAATTGCTGCCATTTGTAAGTGATCCAATGTTTGTTGAAATATTAGGAAATAAATACGAGAATCCGGAACTATTGGAGGGTGTAGATGAAAATCAATGAAATCTATGAAGCAGAGAGAATGTACATTATTCGGCTTGTTGATAATATGAATGATTTTGAAGATATAACGGTGGATATGCCTTCAGAATTTATAAACCCAAAAAGTCCGTATTTTACCCACTGCAAAGTCAATATGAATATGAACCAAAACCGAACAATTAAGGACCACATAAAATATTTTGAAACTATTTGCAAAGGTCTTAAAGAATTACAAAAGAAATTGGAGGAAAACCGGCATGAAAACAACATTTGAAATTTTACAAGAAACTATAGAAACTGTCAGAGAATTAGGGCGTCTCTATGATGAAGAAAAAAGGCTTAGAAATACTCCCATATCAATACCGGAAATAAGAGGCGAAGGCGAAGTTGTAGAATTACAAGTCAGACTGGCTTCTATAAAAGCGGAAAGAGAAAGAGAACAGGACCTACACCAACTACAGCTCCGTTCCCATGGATGCAGCGAAAAATTAAATGCATTTCTTTGGCTGTTTGAGGATAGCAAACTTGGGAAAAGTTAGAAAATTCAGAAAATGGCGCAATTACAATAAAGAAGATTATAGGATAGAACCTTATTGCAAGGGAGAATGTCCTTATTGCCTGGTCAAAAAAGATAATGGCCAGGCTTTTTGTTATGGAAGATTTGAACGTCTTGAGGATGGCGCAAGTTTTAATGCTGCCGGATTGGAATGTACAAAAGTTATAAATATTTGTTTTAGTGAAAAATTTAAATTAACAGAGAGGTAAAAAATGAAGGATCTAATTGTTTTAGTAATTTTTGCAATTGTAGTTGCAGTAATTTATGTAATTAGGTTGTGGAGTTATTTCCACAAAGGAGGGAAATAGTATAATGAAAAATAGAAATCAGTTCAGAGTATATTTTAAAGGAACAGAATATGCGGAAGCTGGATATGAAGATTTAACAAGAAAAGATGTAATTTATTCATTAAGAGCAGATGGGCAAATTATCAGAAATGTTGTATATGAATGTCAAGAAAAAGAAAGGGAAGGCTCTCAATGCAATATGCCCTTCACCCCGAACAATGATTTGTATGACATACAATTTTACACTGGGTTGAAAGATAAAAACGGTAAACCAATTTATAAAGGGGATATAATTGTCATACCTAACCAATATCCTTTTTATGATTACAAAAATCAAGAAGATATGAAACAAAACTTAAATGAAACTGAAGGTAAAATAAAAGGTGAAAGCATCTTGAATTATGTTGGTATAGTTGAGCAAATATATTCTTCTTGGCAATATGTATATCACTGTGTAAATCCTAAAAAGAATGCAATAAGTGAAGGAATTAATCATTTATTGAATGAGGTTGGATACGAAGAGGATGAAAAAACCGATTATGAAGTAATCGGGAATATTTATGACAATCCGGAACTTGTGGAGGGATATTATGAATAATGATATATTTATCGCTTATTTTATCGGTCTTGCAGTAGCTTATATAATTTGGGGAATGAATAACTAAGATTATTTAAAAAAAAAAATGAGGGAGAAAAAAGGAGAGAAAGATGTGGATTAAATTATTACTAATTTTATTATCAATATTATCACTACCAACAATCTTATTTATTTTTTGCTGTTTTTTATGGCGAGGTAAAGAATGTAGATGCATAACTTGTAAAAATTTCTATTCCGTAAATATCTTTAATTGGGGAATGTGCAAAAAATTAAATGACACAACCTTGCCAGGAGATTTCTGGTGCAAATATTATGAGGAAATAGAAAAATGAGCAAAAAGGATGGAATTCTTGATCTCCCTATAAAAAAGGAATGGTTCGATAAAATCAGATCCGGAGAAAAGACACATGAATATCGCAGAGTCTGCCCTCATTGGTGCAGTAACATCGGGATAGAATCAAACAATTTATACAATGTTGATAAATTTAGAAAAGTTAAAATCGCACGTTTGCGATGTGGCCAGATTGTAAAATCAACAAATAAAGAAAAAACAATGCTCTTTGAAATAAAGAGCATTTCTTGTATAGATGGAATAGAAACTGACCTTAAATATAAAGGGTTTGTTTTTGATATTGAACTAGGGAGAAGGCTATAGTAATGAAAAAACTACAATTGGGAATGAAATCAAGATGCAATATTGGTGCAATGATAAAAGAAGCAAGAATTGCTTTTGATAAAGCACTCGGAATCCCGGTAGATTTAACTTTACCTCAAAAAAATCTTTCGGAAGAAATAAAAAAAGAATTTAAAAATCAAGATATGCGACATTTAACTGTTGACATGCGTATTGATGAATCAGGAATAAAAGATATGAAAATAGAGGAGAAATTATGCAAGATGCAATAATATGTGATTTAGACGGTTGTCTGTTTTATACAGCTTGGATATTTGATGAAATAAAAAAGCAAGGATTATCGGGGGAAGAAAAATGGGATTATTTTCACCGACATGTAAATGATCCAAGATCTCTCACATGTATAGAATTTAAAAATTTTATAAAAGAAATGCTTATAGAAGGAATATTTGTTATTTTTATGACCGCAAGAAGTGAAATTATAGCAAATGAAACAAGGAGTCGATTATTTGAAGAGTTCCCCGAATTAACTGCTAAAAATCATTTAATTATGATGCGAGAATACAATGATTTTGATGATGCTGATATTGTAAAAGAAAAGATGCTGCGAAACCTGCAAAAGCAAGATAAATACAGTTTTATAATGGCTATAGATGACGAACTAAAAAATGTTGAAATGTTTACACGGAATCAGATAATAGCCAAACAATGGAAAATAAACAATAATCTAGATCCTAAAGTAAAAGAGAAGGAGGAAAACTGGCATGATAACCTCGTCACACCAAGTAACAGTTTTTGAAGCAATAAATAAAATAAAAGCTGAGAAAATGACAGATGAAGAACTGATTACATTTGAAAAGGCAATAAAAGAAGAAAAGAAACAAAGAGGGATCGGTGGAAGGTACGGAGGGGATGAACATTATAAATCCGGAAGAGATGATTATATGACACCATCTGATATATTTGAGCCACTGCTTGAACTATTTCAAAAAGACAAATTCGATATAGATGTCTGCTGCACAAAAGAAAATATACCGGCAAATATACATTACACAAAAACAGAAAACGGACTGCTTCAGAAATGGAGCGGTCTTTGTTTCTGCAACCCTCCTTGGAACCAGACACCAAAATGGGTAACTAAAGGATTCAAAGAATCAACAAATCCAGACACGCATATTTGTTTTGTCATTCCTTCCAATAGGTTTGAAACCGGCTATATGCAGGATTACATAATAAATAACCCAAATGCTTTGTGGCTAATTCTACCACAAAAAAGAGGGTTTATTATTCCAGGGCAGGAGGATGTGCCGCCAATTCCCTCAGTTGGTGTCGCTATTGCAATAATGTCTCCGGAAGCAAAAAAATTACAAAAAGAAATAAATGACAGAAATCTGTTCAAAGCCACGGCCTTTATTGGAAACCTTTAATATCCCTAATAAAACCTCCAAAAAAGCCCTCATTTTTACAATTTGTAAAGATTGAGGGTATTTTTTTATATAATTAACTTGAAAAATGTTGACAAAAATCAAAAAATGAGTTATAATAAAAATATGGAAAAGCAATTTACAGCACAATATACACAAGATGCAGAAAACGAACTAAGAAGTCTTGATAAACAAAACCAAAAAAGAGTTTTGCGCACCGTTGCAATCTTTGAAGAATTAGGTAAAGACGGTGTAAACAGCAGACCTTTAAATAAAGAAGGCTTATTCGAATTAAAAAGCGACAAAGTTCGTATCTACTTTATGTATCACGAAAATAAAATAATAATTATAGGGCTTATCGCATTAAAGAAAACTCAAAAAGCTCCGGAAAGATACAAAGAAATTGCAATGACCAGAATTGAAAAATATAAAAGGAGGTAATTCCATGGATAATATGAAAACCAATGATGATCTCATTAAAGAATTATTAACACCAGAAGAACAAACTGAGTTGCGCAATGAAGTTGACCAAGAAGTAAAAAAATTCTGGGGTGGTTATCGTGAAGGTTCCGGCAGAAAGAAAAAGAATCCGGATAATGTTCTTCAGTTCCAAATTAGAGTATCAGAAAAAGAAAAACAATTTATTAAATATGCAAGAAATCATAATATTGACTATGATAGCTTAATGCAAGGCTAGGTTTAAAATTCAATAGATTTTAATTCCCTCATCCATTTTGGATGGGGGAATTTTTTTTGCTTATTTTTGTTTAAATCCTAAAAATGTGTCGGAAAGATTTCAAACAAATTTTTCTTAATTTTAGCGAGTTTTAAGAATTTTTGTATGAGAGTAAAAGAGAGTTAAAAATATAAATATTTATAAAATGAGAGTGATCGACAGTTAGCGGTAGTGAAATAGAGCAAGAAACTGTTGTATTGTTAAAATGTTCAAAAAAAGATTCGGTTAGTTGCTGCAGAAAATCTGCAGTTTTTTGTTACTAGGAGGAATCATGAGTTATTTTGAAAAAATAAAAATCGATACTTCCGATGTTCAACAAAAATTTAACAAATTATCGAAGGCCCTGAGCGATCCTTCGGGTGTATTCAGTAAAACGATAGGCGATATGCAAAGACGTGCGCCAGGAAAAGTTGCTGATGCCGTAAGAGAAGTTTTTAGTATTAAAAAAGCTGATGTTATGCCTACAAAGAAAAAGACGGATCTCAAAAAAGCCGGAACAATTAAAATTACAGGGCAAACTATCGCAGAATTAACACTAAATTATGAGGGCCGTGTTTTAACTCCTTTGCATTTTGGGGTAACACCTAAAACGCAACCAAAAAGAGGGAAGAAATATTCAGTCAAGCTGAAGGTAAAAAAACAACAAAAAGCGGTTAAATCTCCGACCAAAGAGGGAAAAGTTCCTTTTGTGGCTCCTGCAAGAAAAGGCAGTAGCAGAATAATTCCTTGGCTAAGAGATTCTGATGGAGTGATTAATCCGATGAAAACATTATCCTTGCCTCAAATGGTTGATAACGAACAGGCAAGAAATGTGATGAATCAAAGTTTGGGAGAACTTTTACATTCCAGATTTAATCATCACTTAAAACGATACCTCGGAGAAAACACAAAATAAGACCTCCAATTAACAATACCGGCAAAGCATTTCTGCGGTGCCGGTATTTCACAATTAAATATTTTGAGTAGATAGTGGCGAAAGCAACTTGTGAATTGCTTACACCTTCGCATTAGTTTGGCGACCATGCGAAGATGTTACTTTTAACCTAGTAAAAGCACCGCCTTAACCACCGTATCACAGCGGTAGGAAAAAGGAAATATTACTATGGTTAAAAACGCAACAATCACTGTCAATGAGCTGTTTAGTGGAATAGGAGCTCAAAAAAAGGCACTGCAAAGAATCGGTATTAAGCACGAAATTGTAGGAATTTCAGAAATCGATAAGTACGCAATCGGTAGTTATGAAGCTATGTATGGTAAAACATACAATTACGGTGACATTAAAACTATTGAGAGATTAAATTATGCAGATTTATGGACTTATTCTTTCCCTTGTACCGATATCTCAGTAGCCGGAAGGCAGGAGGGTATAAACGAAAATACCCGTTCGGGATTGTTGTACCAAGTGCAAAGATTATTGGAAATAGCTAAAACAGATGAAACACTTCCGAAATATTTATTATTAGAGAATGTCAAAAATCTCGTAGGTAAAAAATTTAAGCAACAATTTGAAGAGTGGATAAAATATCTTGATGATTTGGGATATAACACATATTGGGAAATTCTAAATGCTAAAAATTACGGAATACCTCAAAACCGAGAAAGAGTTTATGGGGTAAGTATCCGAAAGGATATAGATGATGGAAAATTTAAGTTCCCGGAAAAAGAAATTTTAAATAAAAGACTCATTGATGTTTTAGAAGAAAATGTTAGTGAGTCTTTTTATTTGAGCCAAAAAACATTGGAGTATTTTATAAACAACTCTTTGAATAACGAACAAAAAGGAAATGGCTTTAGATTCAAACCTCACAATCCGGGTAGAGCTGAAGTTGCATTTTCTGTAACAACAAAAGCCGGATCACGAATGGATGATAATTATTTGTTGAATAAGCAAATAGGCGATAAACCTTTTTTTTGTTTCGATAAAGAAGGTCTTTTGCAAGTCAGGGAAGCTACAAAAAAGGGATATAGTGTTGCAAATATTGGCGATAGCATAAATATTGAACAACCGAATTCTAAAACACGCAGGGGAAGAGTCGGAAAAGAAATTGCACAAACAATAATGACATCTCCAAAGCAAGTAACTATTGTTGCAAGCAGGGGCAGAAATCCACAAAACCCTTCAGATAGACAAAAGGGTAGTCCGATGGTTCAAAGATTAGAACCAAATACGCAGGGCATCTCAAATACACTAACTACGGTGCAAAAAGATAACCTTGTGATGGAATATAAAATTGTACAAGTTGGAAATATCAGAAAAACAGAGAGATTTGGAGGAAACCCGACAGATGGAAGAGTTTATTCGGACAAAGGAATATCTCCTACAATTTGCACTCACTCCGGACCAATGATATTTAAAGATCTGCGCATAAGAAGATTGACACCTTTGGAATGTTGGCGATTAATGGGTTTTGATGATGCAGATTTTTATAGAGCGCAAGCTGCAGGAATCAGCAACACGCAATTATATAAACAAGCCGGAAATTCCATTGTTGTAGATGTGCTTGAAAAAATCTTTAGCAATTTATTTCTAAAATAAATAAAACAAAAAAATACAGTCGGGGTTTTGCTCCGGCTGTATTTCATAACAATGAATTTGAGTAGATAGTGGCGAAAGCAACATGTGAATTGCTTACACCTTCGCATTAGTTTGGCGACCATGCGAAAGTGTTACTTCTAGACATACTAAAAGCACCGCCTTAACCACCGTATCACAGCGGTAGGAAAAAGGAAGTAGTATTATGTCTAAAAATCAAACACTTGATGTAGCTGAACGTGCAAAAATCAACCAAGTAAATGTATTTTGTGCATTTGATGAAATCGTAGAAACGGAGGTCTTGAAAGAAAACCCTAAAAATCCGAATACTCACCCGGAAGAGCAAATAAAATTGCTTGCAGATATTATTAAGCGCACAGGTTGGAGGGCTCCAATTACCGTTTCTACAAGATCGGGTTATATAGTAAAAGGTCATGGAAGATTAAAAGCAGCAAAACTTGCAGGCTTTGAATCTGTACCGGTTGAATATCAAAATTTTACAAGTGATGATGAAGAAAATGCGGCACTTCTTGCAGATAACAAGATTGCAGAATTTTCAGAAATCGATTCCAAATTATTGGCCCAAATGTTTGAAGATTTTAATTTCGAAGAATACGGAGATTTAACAGGATATTCAGAAGATGAATACAAAGAACTTATTGACGTGATAGAAGAAGCGCAAGAAGTTGCTGATTTAGATACAATCGTACTGCCGGCAGAAAAAGGGCAAGCTTTTACAAAGCCCGGAGATTTATGGATATTAGGTAGACACCGCCTTGTATGTGGCGATAGCCGTGATACAGACACTTATATTCGATTAATGGAAGATGATATTGCAGATATGGTCATAACGGATCCACCTTACAATGTCGATTATGAAGGGGCTACCGGATTAAAAATCGCAAACGATAATCTAAGCGACAGCGAGTTTTACAAATTCCTTTTAGATTGTTTTACTCCAATGAGTAAATTTTTAAAAGCAGGTGGCGCAGTTTATTGTTGGCACGCAGACAGCGAAAGAATAAACTTCCAACGTGCGTTAGAATTTGCAGGAATACTGATTAAGCAAAATCTTATATGGGCAAAAAACTCTTTTGTAATGGGCCGTCAAGACTATCAGTGGAAACATGAGTCTTGTTTATATGGATGGAAAGAAGGAGCTGCGCATTACTTTACAGAGAAAAGAAATATACCGACAGTAAATGAATTAAAGACTATTGAATTTGATAAGCTGAAGAAAGAAGAATTGGTTGAACTAATGAAGAGAATGTTAGATGTTCCGTCTACGATTCTCAACTTCAACAGACCAACCAAGAGTACATTACATCCTACAATGAAGCCTGTTGATTTATTTATTGATGGGATAGAAAATTCATCTCGGCCCGGACAAATAATAATGGATGCATTTGGTGGTTCAGGAACAACCATCATAGCAAGCGAGAAGTTGGGGCGCAGGGCAAGAGTAATAGAACTCAGTCCTGAATATTGTGATGCAATAGTTAAAAGATATTTAACAGTGTTCGATAACACAACAACAAAATGTATAAGAGAAGGAAACGAAATCAAGTCTCCTTTAAAAGCCATAAGTGAATAAAAAACATGAATGGCTAGACGGTTCATTAAGGCTTGTAAAATTTTTCAAATGAGGGATAACCTACAATCACTCTGAAAAATCTAATACAAGCCTTTCTGGAGTGTCTGAGGAGCATAAAAAATTCGGGTAGGTTCTGTCAGAGAAATTTTTTCTTTGTGGTGCTGGCGAGCCCAGAAACAATCTATTTTTTGAAAAAATTTTTCACCCCGTTTCGTTTCGTTAGCACAGAAAAAATATAGGAAAATTTTATGGATGTTAGTAAATTAAAACCGACAGAATTTCTAGCAAATTACTTTGGTATAAGTGCAAGAAGAGTTCAACAGCTTGCGCAGGATAATATAATTCCAAGCGTAAAAGAAAAAGGAAGTTATTATTTTGATCCGCCAATTGCAATAAAGAAATATATAACTTTTCTGCAAGACTCATTACAAAAGAGAAATCAGAATAGCGAAGAACAAGAAACTAAAAAGTTCGATGCAGAAATACGATTGAAAGAAGCAAAAGCTTCTCTTGTAGAATTGGAATTAAATGAATTAAAAGGGAAAATGCACCGCTCTGAAGATGTACAAGCATTGATTGAAGATCTCGCAGCAAACATTAAAAGTATGTTGTCAGGTCTACCGGGAAGATTAGCAATGGATGTTGTCACATTAAATACTACTGCCGAGGTGTCCGAAGTGATCGAAAGACATTGTTTTGAAATATTAGAAAAACTTTCAGAGTATGAATATGATCCTCAATATTTCAAAGCAAAAGTCAAAGAACGTGGAGGATTAACCAGTGATGACGATTCAGATTATTGATAAAAAAATTTAAAACTCCTGCCCAAATCAAGAGAGATTTAAACAACACAATAAAACCGGCGCTTGAATATTTCAAACCTCCGGAAAAGCTTACTGTTGATGAATGGGCAGATAAACATAGGGTACTGAGTCCAGAATCATCGGCAGAACCTGGACCGTGGAGAACCTCAAGAACACCATACCTAAGAGAGCCGATGCGTGCCTTTAACGATCCAAAGGTTAACAGAATAACCATGGTTGCAGGTTCTCAGATTGGTAAATCAGAGCTTGAATTAAACATAATAGGTTATATTATTGACCAGGCCCCAGGATCAATTTTATATATTCAGCCAAACCTTGAAGCTGCAAGAAAATTCTCTAGACAACGTATTGCACCAATGTTTAGAGATAGTAAGCGATTAAAAGATAAAATCCGCAAAACAAAAACAAAAGAAAGTGGTAACACTATTTTGCAAAAAACATTCCCAGGGGGAGTGCTTACAATTTGCGGTTCGGAATCTGCTGCAGCATTATGTTCAACTCCAACAAGATATGTTATTGGTGACGAACGTGATAGGTGGGCAACCTCCGCAGGAGATGAAGGCGATCCTTGGGAATTATCTCAAGCAAGACAAATAACATTTTATAATAGAAAATCGGTTGAAGTTTCAACTCCAACCACAAAGGATGCAAGTAACATTGAATCATCATTCAAAGAGGGAACTCAAGAAAGATGGTGTCATCAATGTCCACACTGTGGAGAATATACAAACATTGTATTTGATCATATAAAGTTCGACTACACCAGTAAAATTGTTAAGGGTAAAGAATTTTATAATGTTACAATACTTGGTTTTGCATGTCCTCATTGTGGATGCATAACTTCAGAAGAGGATATGAGAAAGCAACCTGCAAAATGGATTGCAGAAAATCCGGAAGCATATGAAAATGGGCATCGTTCTTTTTGGTTAAATGCATTTACAAGCCCTTGGACTCCTTGGCAAAGGATTGTAAAAAAATTCCTTGAAGCACGCAAGGATCCCGAACAACTAAAAGTTGTATTTAATACTTTGTTCGGAGAATTGTGGGAGGACCGTGGAGATCTTGCAGATGAAGATGAAATGCTTGACAGAAGAGAAGAGTACAATTCGGAATATTTGCCGGATGGTGTTCTCGCTTTGACGTGTGGAGTTGATACTCAAGATAATCGTTTGGAATATGAAATTGTTGGTCACGGACTCTATGGTGAAACCTGGGGAATTAAAAAAGGCTACATCATGGGTAGACCGGACTCTCCTCAAGTTTGGAAACGATTAGATGATGCAATTGATCATATTTATTATTTAAAAAATGGTCGAGGGCTAAAGGTAACAATAACATGCGTAGACTCCGGCGGACATTTTACTCAAGATGTTTATGAACAATGCCGCTTGAGAATGAATAAACGTGTATTTCCAATAAAAGGTAAAGGTGGAGATGGAATCCCGTTCGTAGGAAAACCAAATAAAGTTTTCATCAAAGGCGACAAAAGGAAATCAGTTTGGCTTTATTCTATAGGAGTTGATGCCGGAAAATCTATCATTATGGATAACCTTCGTGTACAGGAACCAGGAGCGAAGTATTGCCATTTTCCAATAAATGAAGGTCTGAATTATGATATGAACTTTTTCAATGGATTGTTATCAGAAAAGATGGAGCTTTCAAAAACGAAATCCGGAAATCGTTGGTGTTGGGTAAAATTACCCGGACACCGTTCAAATGAAGCTTTAGACTGTCGAAATTATGCACTTGCAGCATTTAGAATATGGGATCCGGATATGGATGCAATTCAAAAGCGATTACTTGAGCCAATAACCAAAAAGGTAAAAGCAGTCCATAAACCTAAAAAGAGAGTAACAAAAAGCAAACTTTTAGAAGGTGGTGAATGGTGATTAATAAAAAAACGATAATTGAAGAAAAAATAAAAGCTAAAAAAATAAGATTGGAAGCCTATCAACAAAGAGAATTAACAATGTTGTCACCTGCCGGTGTCCAGTCTTATGGAATAGGTTCAAGAAACGTAGCACGATATAACACTGACCTTGGAACGGTACGTGCAGCAATTAAAGAGTTGGAAACAGAAATCGAAGAACTCGAAAATTCTTTAAATGGCATAAGACCTCGCAAGGCTTTTGGGATTATCCCTAGAGATATTTAATCGGAGATTATGATGCAAAATAAAACATTGATTAAAATTAAAAATAAGGGATATTCTCAAACCGGTGCAAGCACAACAAAAAGAGCATTAAAGGGTTTTGTTGCACAAAGTGGATCTCCCAATGAAGATATAAACTACAATAACAGGACCTTACGACAAAGGTCTAGAATATTAATGGCCTCCGGTGGAATTGCATTATCGGCAATTAATACAAATAGAACTAATGTTGTAGGTATAGGTTTATATCCAAAAAGCAGAATAAATCGTGAATATTTGGGTATGAGTGTTGAAGATGCCGATGCTTGGCAAAAACGTACAGAAATGGAGTTTTCGCTATGGGCTAACAATAAAAGGGCTTGTGATGCAATTGGGATAAATGATTTTTATTCTATGCAGCAATTAGTTATGACAAGTTGGTTAGCTTCCGGCGATTGCTTCGGATTGGTAAAAAGATATGAACCTACTAAATTAATGCCTTACAGCTTGCGAATTCATGTTATTGAAGCAGATAGAGTTTCAACACCTGGAACAAGTGGTATGGGTGGAAGAACTGACGGCAAACAAAATGGACATAAAATTTTTGATGGTGTTGAAATATTAGACAATGGTTTAATAGATGCGTATCACATAAGAAATACATATCCAGGAGATCTTAATGCCGGCAAAACTGAATGGGTAAGAATTCCTGCTTATGGAGAAAAATCGGGTTTGCCGAATATTCTCCATGTTATGAATTCAGAAAGACCGGATCAATACCGTGGAGTTCCATATTTAGCACCGGTTGTAGAAGCCATCAATAATATAAGAAGATATTCTGAAGCTGAAATAATGGCTGCAATAATTGAAAGTTTTTATACTGCTTTTATTACAACCGAAAGCGAATCTACAGAAATTCCTATGAATGAAGCAATCCCAGATGATGAATATTCTGTTTCTGAAGATGAAGATGAATATGAAATGGGGCCGGCTACAACAATCAAATTGAAACCTGGAGAAGGTGTAACATTCGGTGATCCTAAACGACCGACCGGAGGATTTTCAACATTCGTGAGAGCCGTTTCTACTCATGTGGGTGCAGCCTTAGAATTACCGGCAGACTTGTTAGAAAAAGCATTTAATTCAAGTTATTCAGCAGCAAGAGCCGCACTACTTGAAGCCTGGAAAGCTTTTAGAATGAGGCGCAGATGGTTTCGGTCTGATTTTTGCGATCCAATTTATGAAATTTGGATGTATGAAGCTGTTGCACGGGGCCGAATTATCGCCCCCGGCTTTTTTGATGATCCGCTAGTTCGTCAAGCATATTTGGGCTGTATATGGATTGGTCCATCACAAGGAATGTTAGATCCAACCAAGGAAATCTCGGCTGAAGTTATGGCTTGCGAATATGGATTAAGTACATACTCAGATTCAGCTACAAGA